AACGGTTTGTTTGAATTGAAATTCAACTCACCACAGAACTTCGCTGCTTATCGTCAATCAGAACTTGACACAGCTAGAGCCGCAACATTCAGCCAGGTCATAGCTATTCCACATCTCAGCAAAAGATTTGCAATGAAACGGTTCCTAGGTTTATCAGAAGAAGAAATCAAAGAAAACGAAAAGCTATGGAGAGAAGAAAACGGAACGACATTAAAACCAGATCTTGATGCACAGAGTCAGTTGAGAAATGTAGGTGTCTCAGCTGGCGGAATGGCCGCAGACGCGGCAGCACAGACCGCAGAAGCACCTGCAGATATGGCAGCTGCCGCAGAAGCAGGTGCAGAAGGTGCAGAAGCAGCACCTGCAGAAGCTCCAGTTCAATAATAAATACATTATGCTTCTAAACGAATTTTTTTATTTTAACGAAAAAAACAACGACTTTGCCAATGATCGTAGATACGATGCTGGCAGAGATTCATCAGTTGTGAAGAAAAGTGATACTAGAAAAATACGTTTGACCCTACGGCAGATCAATCAACTGAGACTGCAGGCGGAAGCACATCAAGTAGAATCAGAGTCAGAACTGGGATTTATTAGACAAATGTATGCAACCCCAGCAGAAGCACCTGCAGAATAATCCTGCATTCGTTATAGGCAACGGCACCAGTAGACTGAAATTAAATCATCTCAGTGCAATGGACCGCGGCATAGTCTATGGCTGTAACGCACAGTACAGAGAATATTCTCCGCACTATTTGATAGCTGTAGATGTAAAAATGGTCAATGAAATCATAGGTGCAGGCTATCACAAAAAGCATCAGGTCTGGACTAATCCCAACAAAGGTATCAGCACCAAACATAATATCAATTTCTTTTCACCTCACAAAGGCTGGAGTTCAGGACCCACAGCTTTATGGTTCGCAGCCACGCAGGGTCACAAAGATATCTACATATTTGGATTTGACTATCAAGGCGACAATGGCAAATTCAACAATGTGTATGCCGACACTCACAACTATAAAAAAAGCTCAGACAGCGCCACTTATTTTGGCAATTGGCTGAGCCAAACTGAAAAAACCATCAAAGAATTTAGACACGTGAAATTCTTCAGAGTGGCAGATCCCGGCGCATTTATACCAGACAAACTAGGCCCAACCCTGTCAAACCTCAGTCACATCACATTTGAGGATTTTGATAGAACGTTTCCGGGCACTATATATTCCGATCAAATCAATCAAAAAACTACCATTTAACCCTGGTTTGTAATCTTAGTGTTAAATAACTTACAGCCTTGACTATATAAAGGAGAACATAACATGGCAGACAAAAAATTGTTGCAACAGATGCTTGAGCATCTCGTAAACGACGATCAAGCGAAAGCTGAAGAATTATTCCACGAGTATGTGGTACAACAATCCCGTGAAATCTACGAATCTTTGATCGACAGCGAAATCGCTGAAGAAGAAGAAAAAGATGAAGATGACGAGGATGTAGAAGAAGCTGCAAAAGATGATGATGCAGAAGACGAAAAAGTAGACGAAGAATTTGAAGACATCGCTATCGAAGCTGATGACGAAGATCCAGATATGATGGGTGGTGACCCCACAGATGACCTAGAAGGTGATCTAGAAATGGGTGACGACGACATGGAAGAAAAGTCCGAAGAAGAACTATTCCAAGACCTAGACAGCATTGTTGATGAACTACAGGCCAAATTTGATGAACTCAAAGGTGGTGGTGACATGGGCGACATGGGCGGTGACGACATGGGCGGTGACGACATGGGCGGCATGGGCGACAAAATGAAAGATGATTTCGATCTTGAAACCGTGCGTGAGTATGTTGAGAAAGTTGCTCCTGCAAAAATGGGCGACAACGGTGTCAACACTAAATCAATCGTAGCTGGCAAGAATGACATGGGCGGGACAACTGCTAACATTCTCAGCGGCAAAAATGGCGCACCTGGTTCAGAAACAGGCGAACTCAAAGGTTCCGGACTGTTAAAAGGTAAGCCAACTGAAGATAATGCTGGTAACATCAATGTCCCAGGCGGCAAAGCAGGCGGTGCTTTCTCTAAGAAAGAACCCGGACATGGTGCTGAGAAAGCTGGTGCGAAAGAATCAGCTGACAACAAGCAAAGCCTTTTCCGTGGTCGTAGATAATAGGATCGGACGGTGAAGAAACTTACGCTAGCAGAACATTTGAGTTACGATCAGGCTAAGATTGTCTTGGAGAGCGAAGAAGGCAGCGACGGTAAAAAGTCGCTGCATTTAAACGGTATTTGCATTCAGGGAGACATCCGCAATGCAAACCAACGTGTTTATTCTTCTCAAGAAATTGGCAAGGCTGTCAAAACGCTCAACGAGCAGATCGCTGGTGGCTACTCTGTGCTGGGGGAAGTTGATCACCCACAGGATTTGAAAATCAATCTAGATCGTGTTAGTCATATGATTACCAAGATGTGGATGGATGGTCCTAACGGCTACGGAAAACTTAAAATTATCCCAACTCCAATGGGTCAGCTAGTACAGACCATGTTGGAGTCAGGAGTGAAGTTGGGTGTATCGAGTAGAGGTTCCGGTGAAGTAGATGGCGGTGGTAATGTTCAAGGTTTTGAAATTATCACAGTTGATATTGTAGCACAACCTAGCGCCCCGGGAGCTTACCCAACTCCAGTATACGAACATTTAATGAATACATTAGGTGGAAATCAGGCATTTAGAATAGCACAAGAAGTCAAAGGCGACCCAAAGGCACAGAAATACATAGCAGAGAGTCTGGTGAAGATCATCAGAGGTCTCAAATAACAGTAGGAGAATCACATGCTAGATTTCGTTAAACAGTTGTTTGAAAACAATGTGATTTCCGAAGAACTTAAATCGGAAATTGAATCAGCTTGGCAAAGCAGAATTCAAGAAAATCGTGACCAAGTCACTGCCACACTTCGTGAAGAATTTGCACAGAAGTACGAGCACGACAAATCCGCAATGGTAGAAGCCGTTGAAACAATGTTAGCAGATCGCCTACAGGCAGAGCTATCAGAGTTGGCTGAAGACCGTCAAGGACTTATCGATGCACGTACAAAATACACACAAAAAATGAAATCAGATGCCACAGCAATGGAAGCATTTGTGTTGAATAATTTGCGTAAAGAACTTGCAGAGCTACATGAAGATCGTAAAGCAGTTGCTAACAACGTTGGTAAATTAGAATCTTTTATCGTGGATGCACTAGCGAAAGAAATCGCGGAATTCCATGCAGATAAGCAAGACTTAGCTGAAACCAAAGTAAAACTGGTGCGCGAAAGCAAAGCCAAGTTTGAACAGATCAAGAAAGATTTTATTGCTCGCTCATCAACTATCATTCAAGAAACAGTCTCTAAAGGACTCAAAGCTGAAATGGTACAGTTGCGCGAAGACATTGACGCTGCCCGCAGAAATGATTTTGGCCGCAGAATTTTTGAAAGTTTTGCTAGCGAGTACGCTGCCAGTCATCTCAATGAGAAGTCTGAAACAGCTAAACTTCTAAAAGTAGTTGCTGTAAAAGAGCAAGAACTTGAAGAAGCAGCAAGAATTGTTGCAGAAACACAAAAATTAGTAGAGAGTCGTGAACAACAGCTACGTATTGCACAAAACACAATGGATCGCAAAGAAGTTATGAGCGAATTGCTTGGGCCATTGGGTGGAGACAAACGTGAAGTGATGAAAGAATTACTTGAGTCAGTTCAGACAGAAAAACTATACACCGCTTATGACAAGTACCTACCTTCAGTGATGAATGGTGGCAATGCTCCAGTCAAGAAAGCGTTGACCGAAGGCAAAGAAATTACAGGCGATAAAAATCAGGCACAATCTTTTAGCAGAGAAGAAAAATCTGCTGAAATTTTTGACATCCGCAGGCTTGCGGGACTAAAAGTTTAAGGAGAACTATAATGTCACAATTACTCGAGTCACGCTGGTCGGAGACCAAAGAAGCTCTTTTAGAAGGTCTTCAAGGTAACAAGCGTTCAGTAATGGCAACTACTCTAGAAAATACCCGCAAGTATTTGGCAGAGAGTGCCACAGCTGG